TCCCGCCGATGGCGAGACGGCGAATGTCACCATCGAGATTGACGATGATAGCGCATTTACCAGCGTCACCATCACCTGCGTGGACGAGACGGACGGGCAGTATACCAAAACCGCCACCCTCACCAAGACGCAGAAGACCACTTCCTTCACGGTCGCTATCGGTCATACCTACCACATCGAGTACGGGGCGGCTGACGGGTACTCCAAGCCTGACAACACTACTTCCAAGGTGTCTGTGGCAGGTGCGGTATCGAACTATGAAGCCACCTACTACTATTTCACCGCCACCATTGATGTCACCTATCCCGCTGGCGCAACGCTGACCTGCTCCCTGAACGAAACGGTCTACACTGCCACGACCAGCACGGGTACTTATCAGTTCCAAGTCCACGAGGTCGGCACTTGGACGGTGAAAGCAGTGAGCGGAAGCGAGACCGCTTCTGAGCAGGTCGTAATCACCTCTGACGGGCAGAGTGAGGAAGTGGAGCTGTCCTTCGTGAAAATCTACGGTATCAGCAGAGACAAGAGTACTTCGTCCCCCGCTTGGGCGAGAACCGATAACGCTGTCGGCATGACTGCCACTGCTTCCGTGGGTGCAAGCGCAGGTCATAGCGATTTCGACAACGCCATGCCTTGGAAGGGCATTGTGCGTGAAACCCTCTCCACGGGTGATGTGATGGTGAAAATCCCCAAGTTCTGGTATCGCCGTTACCGCTCCGGGAATGTGGAGTATATCAAAATCGCCGACAAGCCCACCGCTGGTTTCTCCGTTCACCCGCTGTTCAATCATGCTGGCAAGGAGTGTGACCACGCCTACATCGGCGCATACAAGACCTCCTCCAACAACAAGTCTGTCAGCGGCGCAAGCCCTCAGGTATCTCAGACGAGAGCGCAGTTCCGCTCCAATGCCAAGAGCAAGGGCGCAGGTTGGAGCCTGATTGACATTGCGGCACTCTCCGCTGTACAAATGCTCATGCTGGTTGAGTTCGCCGACAACAATGTGCAGAGCAAAATCGGCAGAGGTTATTGTGACGACAACAGCGGTTCTCTGAAAACCGGCTCCTGCAACAACATCCCGAACCTCACCGGCAGACCTTCTGGCACGGACGGCAAGGTCGATGTCGTGTGGAGAGGTATCGAGGGTCTGTGGGGCAATGTGTGGGAATGGGTTGACGGTGTGAACTGGAACAACGGCGTTTACTATGTCTGCAACGACCCGTCCAAGTATGCCGATGATACCGCAAACAACTACTCTCAGCTCTCCTACACGGGTGCTACGAATTGGAGCGGCTCCTATATCACCGAGGAAGGTCTTGACTCTGGCAACAACCCTCATGTCATGCTTCCTGCGGCGGCTGGTAGCGGCAGTGAGTCCACTTATATGTGTGACGGCTGTTGGAGTTCCACTGGTTGGCGAGTGTTCCAGCACGGCGGCTATTGGGCTGATGGTTCGCTTTGCGGTCTGTTTACGGCTAGTTTGGACTACACTTCGTCCCTTTCCAGCACGTACATCGGCTCTCGCCTGCTTTATATTCCCTCCTGAGGGGGTGTGGGGGATTCCCTCCCCCACATAAGCAGGTGAAAACGCCTATGTAACGCTACAGCAACACACTAAGGCGAACAGTAATAGCGAGTGTTCCAACACGGCGGCAATTGGAATAATGGTTCGATTTGCGGTCTGTTTACGGCTAATTTGAACAACACTTCGTCCAATTCCAACACGAACATCGGCTCTCGCCTACTTTTGTTAAACGGTCTATTCATCAAAATACTGTCTCGCCGTACCCATTGGTAAAAAATAGTTTGGAGGGATAGGGTTAGTAGGTTCACTCTCGAAAGCTCTATAAGAAACAAAAGCACATGAAAAGGTTTGGCTTTCTCTATGAAAAGATGGTGTCGGTCGATAACTGTCGGCTGGCTATCCTTAACGCTTCTCAGAACAAGAGGAAGCGGAAGATGGTGAAAGATGTCTGCGACAACTTGGAGGACTACGCAAAAGACCTGTCCGAACGCTTGAGTCGCATGGACTTTCTCTCGCCATACAAGACTCGTTTCATCAAGGACGGTCTGTCTGGAAAAGAACGAGAACTACAAATCCCGGCGTTCTACCCTGACCAATGCGCACACCACGCCATTATGCAAGTCCTCAAGCCCATCATCGAACGGTCTTCCTATCATTGGAGCTGTGCCAACATCCCGAAGCGTGGTATCGACCATGCGTCCAAGGGTGTGGAGAGGGCTACTGTCAGGGACAGAAAACACGCCAAGTACTGCGTGAAGATGGACATAAGCAAGTTCTACCCGTCCATTCCTCACGGCAAACTGAAAGCTCGTCTGCGGGAGAAAATCAAAGACGAAAAGTTCCTGCAAATCATCTTCAAGGTGATTGACTCCCACGAACAAGGGCTTCCCATCGGAAACTACACCTCGCCTTGGCTGGCAGAGCTGTACCTGCAACCGCTGGACAATCTTATCAAGCAGAAGCACAAAATCCGACACTATGTCCGATATGCTGACGATTTGGTACTGATTGACAGCAATAAACGAAAGCTGAGAAAAGCTCTCTATGACATCTTCGAGTTCGTGGGTGAGCTTGGTCTGTCCATCAAGCATGACTATCAGCTCTTTCGTATTCAGCAGTACTGCAAATATAGGTCAGGTCGCAGAGGGCGAAAGATAGACTTCGTGGGACGATGTTTTGGCGTGGGCTTCACCACCATCCGCAAGCGAAGGGCATTGGCTCTCATGCGGCAAAGCAGGTTTATCCAGAAGCTACAGAGAGAAAACCGACCTATCGCATACAGAATCGCTTCCGGGTTTATCTCCCGGTGCGCCTGTTTCAAGCATACCAATTCCTACGCAATGAGGAAGAAGTACTGCGAGACAGTCAACATCAAGAAGTTGAAGGAGGTTATCAGCAATGAGAGTAAGAGGAAATGTCTCTCCCAACTCGCTCACCATTGAACCGTTCGCACCCATGCCGGGGTATGTGGAAGTGCGTCTGAGGGAGAACATCAAGGACATCACCATGGTCGATGAAATGACCGAGCGTGAAGTCACCATGTTCGAGTATGACGAGTACACTTTCCATCTGGCTGACAAAGAAGGTCTGCGAGAGGAAATCGAAGGAAACATGAGCGACTGGCTTATCACCGGCAGAACGCTTGAAATCAACGAGGGTGCAAGCATTGTGCAGGACATGAAGGAAGCTCTGGAAATTGTGGGGGTGAGCGTATGAGCATGATTGAACAGGCAAAAGCAATCCGTGACGCTATGGACTACGCAGGTGCGAGTCTGGACAAGGACACCGCCCTGATTTGCGTTGCGCTGTATCGTCCTTGGGAGGTCGGTGTGAACTACAAGGTGAACGACCGTTTCACCTACGGCGTAAACAGCGTGGGAGACCCCCAGCTCTATCGTGTGGCACAGGCTCACACCTCTCAGGACGATTGGAGACCTGACGCTGTTCCTGCCCTGTACACGCCCCTCGGTCTCAACGAGGAGGGCTACCCCATCTGGACTCAGCCCATCGGCACACATGACGCATACAACACCGGGGACATTGTCCAGTACAAGGACAAGCTCTACAGGTCGTTGATTGACGGCAATGTGTGGTCTCCCGAAGCCTACCCGCAGGGATGGGAGGAATACACCCCTACTAAGTAATTTCAACGAAGGAGAAGCCCGATGGACGAGTTTTTGAAGGTTTTTGGCGATATTACGATTTCCACGGTTGCGGTAATCATTGTCGCACTGGTATTCCTCTGGAAGTTGTACACCATCGTCAAAAACCACCTGATTGAGAAGTATAAGCAGGAAGAAGAAAAAGAGAAAAAGGTGCAGGAGGTAATCGAACAGGCAAGCAATTATCCGAAGTGGCATGAGCAGAGTGTCAACATCCAGAAGCAGTTTTCGGAGACCATTGCCGCCATTCAAACGGCTCAACTCAACAATCTGGAAAGCCTGAACCGTTTGGCGAAGATGATTGCCGAGAACGAAGCTACTACATGCCGGTATAGGATTTTACGCTTCAACGATGAAATCCTGCACGAGCAAAAACATACGAAAGAGCATTTCGACCAGATTCTTGATGATGTTACCCGGTACGAGAAGTTCTGCGCCGAACATCCTGAGTACGAGAACAACAAGGCTGTTCTGGCTATCGAGAACATCAAGAGAGTCTATCAGAACTGCTCCAACGAAAACACTTTCTTGTAAGGAGGATTGATAGCATGGCTTACACAAACAGCCCACTCGTGACCTACACCAAGCTCACCTCGAACCATTCCGGGCAGAGAAAGCACATCATTGACACCATCACCATTCACTGCATTGTCGGACAGTGGACGGCAAAGCAGGGGTGCGATTACTTTGCCAACACGGACAGGCAGTGTTCGGCAAACTATGTCGTGGGCAAAGACGGTTCTATCGGCCTGTCCGTTGAGGAAAAGAACCGCTCTTGGTGTTCTGGTGGCACTGACAAGTACGGGAACCCTATCCGGGTAAACGGTATCTCTGGCGCAGACAATGACCACCGGGCAATCACAATCGAGGTGGCGAGTGACACCACCCACCCCTATGCCGTGACAGACCAAGCGTACAACGCTCTGGTCAGGCTGGTTGCAGACATCTGCAAGCGCAACGGCATTAAGAAGCTCCTCTGGAAAGGGGACAAGTCCCTTGTGGGGAAAGTCAGTGAGCAGAACATGACTGTACACCGCTGGTTCGCACAGAAAGCGTGTCCCGGCGATTATCTGTACAACAGACATGCTCAGATTGCCGCAGAGGTCAACAAACTTCTCGGCAATGCTTCCGACACACCCGCCCCGCCGAAGCCCCCCGCTCAGAAAACCCTCTACAGGGTGCGTAAGAGCTGGTCTGACACAAAGAGTCAGCTCGGTGCTTTCTCCGTTCTGGCAAACGCCAAGTCTCTGGTGGACAAGAACCCCGGCTACAAGGTCTTTGACGAGAACGGCAAGGTAGTGTACGAGAAGGGCGGCACTTCCACCGCTTCTGTTCCCTATATCGTGCGTGTGACCGCCACCGACCTGTATATCCGCAGAGGTGCTGGCACGAACTACGGCACGAACGGCTTCATCAAGCCGGGTGTCTACACCATCGTTGAGGAGCAGGACGGTCAGGGTGCTACCAAGTGGGGCAAGCTGAAATCCGGGGCTGGTTGGATTTCGCTTGACTTCGTCCAGAAGCTCTAATGCCACGGCGCAGACGGAAGAAGCAGAAACCCGTTTGGGAGTTCTCCAAGAGAATCGTGGTGGCAGTGTTCGTCATCAACATCGTGGTGATTGCGTTCGCTCTCGTCATGATGTGGCGAACCTGCGACCTCTCTCCGATGGCATATCTCATTCCAGCTGTTGCCGCAGAGACCGCAACGGGGACTGGCTTCTACTACACAAAAGCAAAAGTCGAGAATCGCATTAAGCTGATGAAACAGTACAATGTCGAACCGACTGAGCAATCTTTCAATGAACAAGGAGGATTTTAACCATGATTGACCTTACTCCCATCATCACCGCAGTTATGACCCTGATTATCTCCCTGATTTCCGCTTTCCTGATTCCCTATATCAAGGCGAAAACCACGGACGAGCAGTTCAAGACCATCAAGCTGTGGGTACAGGTTGCCGTGCAAGCGGCAGAAATGCTCTATGTGGGCAGTGGCAGAGGTGAGGAAAAGAAGAAATATGTTCTGGATTTCCTCAACAGCAAGGGCTTCACCCTGAACACCGAGGAGATTGACAACCTCATTGAGTCCGCTGTCTTGGAGCTGAAACAGGCCGAGCAGAAGTAGTAAAAGTAGTTCAAAATCGGTTTTTGCGTAAACTTTCTCTATATATGCGCATACTAAGCAAAAGTTACACGCAAAAACCCAAGAACAACTACTTTAACTACTTCGCCAAGAACAAGAACAATAACTTCACACAACAAGAGGAGGTAGGCACAATCAGCCTACCTCCTCTATGTTCATAACAAATCCGAAGCAGTGTTTGACGAAAAACAAGGTGTTCGGATTTGCACTGTTTGGTGGAGGCGAGGAGAGTCGAACTCCTGTCCGAAAACCAGTCCGCACGGCTTTCTACGAGTGTAGCTGTTCCTTTAACATTCCCTCTGTCTGCCGCCGGACAGCAGGCTGCAGACTTCAGTAGCTCCCGATACAATCACGGGCCCGGAGCGCTGCCTGTGATCGTTCACCACTCATCGACGCCCTCCTGCGGCCGTGGTCCTCCGCAGTCGGACGGCTGCTTAATTAAGCAGCGTACGCGTAATCAGTGTTAGCGTTTATCTTTAAGTTGCCCGTTTTATAGAGGTCGAGCGCCTCTACTCGCTTACCCTGTTTCTCGATCCCCGTCGAAACCGGTACGCCCCCGTATTCACTTTTTCATTTAACCGCGGCCGCGCATGGCACGCTCGATGTCCCTTTTGGCATCCCGTTTGGCGGCATCGGCCCGCTTATCGTAGAGCTTTTTGCCGCGGCAGACGCCCAACTCTATTTTGACCCGGCTGCCCTTAAAATACGCCTGCAGCGGGATGAGGGTAAGCCCCTGCTGCTGCTTGACCAGCCCGTACAGGCGGTTGAGCTCCCGGCGGTGGAGCAGCAGCTTTTTGGGACGCAGCGGGTCACGGTTGAAGATGTTGCCCTTTTCGTAGGGGCTGATGTGCATCTGACGCACGAACAGCTCCCCTTTTTCGAAGCTGCACCAGCTGTCCTTGAGGTTGAGGCCGCCGTTTCGCAGGCTTTTTACCTCGGTGCCGAACAGCTCGATGCCGGCCTCCATCGTTTCCTCCACAAAGTATTCGTGCCGTGCCTGACGGTTGACGGCGATTTGCTTGATGCCCTTCTTTTCTGCCATGCACGGTCACTCCTTTCCCCTTTGTGGATTTTTTATGATAGCACAATTTGAGAATTTGTCAAGAGGTTATAGCTCGCTGCGGCCCTCTATGGCACGCCAGAGGGTCACCTCATCGGCGTATTCCAGGTTGCCGCCCACGGGGATGCCGTAGGCAAGCCGGCTGACCTTGACCCCCAGCGGCTTGAGCAGCTTTGCGATATACATGGCGGTCGCTTCGCCCTCCACGGTGGGGTTGGTGGCCATGATGACCTCGGTGACCTCCCCCCGGCCGATGCGGGCAAGCAGCTCCTTGATGGTGAGCTGGTCGGGGCCGATGCCGTCCATGGGGGAGATGAGCCCGTGCAGCACATGGTAGACGCCGTTATACTCCCGGGTACGCTCGAAGGCAAGGACGTCCCGGGGGTCCTCCACCACGCAGATGAGGGAGGTATCCCGGCCCTTGGCGGAGCAGAT